ACAGACAGCGTAACGGTTAACTCGACCACAGGCTTACCTGCACCTAAAGGCACAGACATTGATTACGATAAACTATCAAAAGCAGATGTTATTGCATGGATTAAAAAGCTAGTGGGTACACAGTCTGAAGCGTTAGCAGATTCGGAATTAGCGGCTCATATTGAAAACAAAAAAATCGTACTCTCTAACGGCACGCCTTGGAGCAACTAATATGATTACTTGGAATTTATCTGAAGAATCAGCAAATGCAATATTAGGTGTGTTAGGAAATCTACCCACGTCGTCAGGCGCATTTCCAATCCTTATGGATTTAAAACAGCAAACTGATAGTCAGATTGTAGAAACCAAAGAGGATTAGCTATGCCAAACGAAGCCTGCCGCCTTGCTAAAGTAGAGCAACGAATTGAAAACCTCGAAGAAATATTTGAAGATCGGGGTAAAAAACTCGACGCCATAATTGCCACCCTTGAAGAAATGAAGAACGAGCAAACACGTTATAAAGGTTTCATTGGCGGTATCGTTTTTACCATTGGAGCATTATTTTCGTTTATCGCTTGGTGGACGAGTAAGTAATGGAATTCCTACAGTTCGCAACCGACGTAGGTTTTCCTATAGCCGCTGCCTGTGTCGGTATGTACTTTGTTTTTTTAACCATTAAGTTTTTGCTTGATAGCGTACTTGAAAAGATTAAAAGCCTTATCGGTATCATCAAGCAACTTGATAGGCGTGTTACCGCTATGTCAGAGGATATTGTAAAAATAGACGTGCTAATGACAGAAACGCTTGATATGCCAATTGAAAAAGAAAAAGTGGCAAGGTTCAATAACCCGCAAGAAAAGAGAATTGACTAATGGATGTTGACGCATTAGCTAAGTATATCAACCAATATGGATTCCCCATTATTGCATCGGGGAGCATGGGTTACATTGTCTATTTCGTTTGGCTTTGGGCAACATCGATTGTTAAGCCAATCCTTAGCGAAACAACAGACGCGCTGATTGAATTAATCGACCAAATACGCCTGCTTGATAATGATATGATTCGCTTAACACAAAAATTAATTACGGTACTTTCTATGAGATCACGAAAATGAAAACAGGCGAACGCGGTTTAAAATTAATTAAAGAATTTGAAGGTTGCAAGCTCAAAGCGTACCAATGCCCTGCGGGTGTTTGGACTATTGGCATTGGCTCAACACATTATGGTGATGGCACACCAGTTACTAAAAATAGAACGTTGCCTAATGAAGGGGCGGCAATCGCTTTATTAGCCGCAACAATTGGGAAATATGAGAAAGCGGTAAACGATGTGGGCGTTGAACTAACGCAAAATGAATTTGATGCCTGTGTGTCTTTAGCTTATAACATTGGCATCGGTGATAAAATTGTTGGCAAAGGTGGTTTTTGCAATTCAACACTTGTTAAAATGCTTAAAGCCGGTGATGATAAAGCCGAAATAGCAAAACAGTTTTTGCGTTGGGATAAAGCAGGGGGTAAACCGCTTGCTGGTCTTACACGACGACGCAACGCTGAAGCAGAATTGTTTTTAAGCAAATAATTAAAAAGCCGCTTACTCAGCGGCTTTGTTTTTTGATACCCATTTTTGATAGGCTTCTTCAGGTGTTGAGCCGGAACATACAGCCGTTGTTTGTGTGTAACATAACCAAATTCTGCCTATCTTTTTAAGTCGTGGTTTCATGCACTGCGTTCACTTATAAACACGGGTTGCATGGGATTATCTGCAAACCATTTTAATTTTATTAAATAATCGCGCATGGCTTGATAACGCAAGCCGCCTGATGGTTTACCGCTTTTAAATTCATACATTAAACGCCCTCTTTTTCTTTTAACTTGTCAAAATACCACTGCGCCTTTTTTAAATCCTCAGCACCGTTTTTTTGCTTATAACGCCACTGATATTTTAATATGTTCCCTCGTAAAAATCCGATAAATTCTTCTTTTGTTAGCATTGATTCAATTGCGTCAATACATTCAACAGTGCCGCTGCTATAGTGCGCTGGTGAGTTTACGGTTTCTTTTTGCTTGTTCAAGTGTTTAATGACATTATCTAATCTAACGGGCGAACATTCAACAGGTGGCGGCAATTCTTCATAGCTTGTCAACGTGTACAAATACGCATTGTCTATTCTATCAACAGATTTATGCACAATGCCTTCTTTGATTAACTTTTGAACTTTAAATTCCACTTGATGTTGCTTTAAATCTGTTAGCTCGGTTATTTCGCGCATTGTCATGCCTTGACGGTTTCCGCGCTGAAGAATTTGCTGGATCATTTTTTAATCTCACTAAGTTGATAAGGATGACAGGTTAAGTTCCATCTACCTGCAAATTGCAAATTTTTAAATGCAAAATCCTGTTTAACTGCCGCGCTTTCACACGAAGCCTTATCTGCGAAATCGATTGTTGATTGTGTAAGCTCACCGTGAGTGGTTACAGCGATAATTAAAATATAAGCTGTTGTTGCAATCATTTTGTTTCTCCAATGTGGCGGTAACGTACACCATAAGCAAACCCAATGGCTTTATCGCATAATACCCAAACTTCACTTCCTGTTACACCATAAGTCCATTCAAACTCAACCCAAGGCTCATCCCGTCTTTGCGCTACCTCAGCGTATTTCATCATCATTTCTGCGTGAGGATGAGGTGTGATGACTGGTTTTGGTCTATCGTATTTTGCTATTTGAAAACAGAATCTCCATGTGTCTTCACCAACCCAATAAAAATTTACTTCTACTCTTTCTGCGCATTCTGGTGCTTTACTCCAATTCACATTAACTTGCACACCTGTTTGCTTTTCATTCCATTCACGAAACTCATCGTGCAAATCCCTACTTGTTGATTGGTTACTAGCAATGCCAATAAGTTCGGCAATCTGTTCGTTTGTTAATAAGCTCATTTTTTACCTTCTTTTATTTTTAAAGTATGCAATTCACCAATTCTAGCGGCATTGATTAACCATGCTAATTGGCGCAATATTCCTTGTTGTTCTTTTACATATTGCTCAGGTGTTAACACAAAGTCATCTCCCAACGTTTTGGCATTTCATCGTACCAAGTTGATAGAAAAGCGCGAATCATATCATTACCGCGATCTTTACCATCATAAATTGATTTTTGAATTTTTATTAAATCATCAATATGTTCAACGTCATCTTTCAACATTTTTTTATGTATCAGATCAGCACAAACAGAAAGTGCTGTTTCAAGATTGTAAAAATGTGTAACACGTCGATTTATAACTCGATAAACAAATGGCAGTTTATTAAATTTTTTCTTCACAGTGTTAATAGACAATCCATAAAGTTTAGCAAAATCTTTTGACGTAATTTCGTTCTCGCTTTTCTTAATTATCTCTAAATTAGTTATTGTAAAATTTGCATTATTGTTGTCTTTATAGCAAATTGAATCCTCGTAAACAGGGTAATAACCTTGAGCCAAAAAGAAAGCCACACGCCACGCTTGATGCCATTTTGTGCGTCCACTTACGGTAACTTTAAGCAAAAAACTTGCACGGTTACGATTGTACAAAACCATTGGAATGGTTGGACTGGTTTTTCTAAAAAATTGACCAGTCATTGGATTATATGAAATTCTATCTTTTAATGATTGCAAATCTTTTTTTGTAATATCACTCATTTTTTCACCTTTATCGTTGATGCTGTATATCTAAATCAAAAAGTTTTCGTTCTTCGCCACATTCGCCACAAATCCTAATATGCCTGCTTGGATAACTTTGCCACCAAGGATGCAGGCAATCTTTTTTGTTTGGTTTTACATATGGCACAGGCGATACTGGTTTAATTAATGCCATAGCCATATCCCCGCTAATATGAGTGCTAACACATAGAATATTAATGCTGCAATGTCGTCAATCTCCACGCGCGTACTCCACCATAAAACACACAATTAAAATAAACGTGCCAATCCAAAATATTAATTCACCCATGTTTACGCTCCTCTCTAAATTTTGCCAATATAAATTGAATATCAATGGTTTCTTTAATGCTGCGCAGTTTTTGACGCTTCAGGCTTTTACGTTCTTCTTTAAGATCATTTAGCCGGTTAAGCAAGTGTTCTTCAAGTGCAATTTGTTTCATCTCGCTACCATATCCCCAGCAACATTGCGTTGCATCTCATAAACAGTAAAAATCTTGCCATCTCTTAAAACAAACTCGCCAATATTTGTTTTAATGATTTCATAATGATGTCTGTGTGTTGCTGCTATAATTAAAAAGCAAAGCAATGCACCAATTGCAAATGAACAAATAGCTACCCATATTAAGTCGTTTTTCATTCTACTACTCCCGTTGCGCTGTCATTGCAGACCGCCATAATCACCCGTGCTGGGCGTTTTGACATCTGGTAAGCACCAACAGCAAGATTCCATTCTTCTTTTGCGTTAGCGCATGCTTGGCGCGTGTCATAAGGTATTGCCGTTGTTGTGTAGGCAATGCGCTCAACCTGTGTTGTTCTGCCGCGCTTGTCGATTGTGGTATCGACAGTTAAAAATGACAGCGTTAATGCTAGTGTTGCGCTCATAATTCACCTCTTGCTTTCGCTTTTTTAGCTTCATAATATGCTTTTTGGTATGCTTTTATTTTTTCTTTATTAGCTTCATAATATGCTTTTTGGCTCGCTTTTACTTTTTCAGGGTTAGCTTTATCCCATGCTCTAGAACTTGCTTTTACTTTTTCAGGGTTAGCTTTATTCCATGCTCTATCAAATGCTTTTACTTTTTCAGGGTTAGCTTTGCGCCATGCTTTGTTAGAAGCATTCATTTTTTCTTTTTTAGCTTGATAGTATGCTTTATAGTATTCTTTATAATATGCTTTTCGCTTATCTATATCTTTGATCATAAAACCGCCTTTAATTTTAATAATTCGCGTTTAATTGTGTAAAGCTCAGTTGTTGCTTTATTGCTTTTTGTCCAAAAATAAACAGCGGTTAAAATAAACACCACATAAGCAATGCCTGTTTCGTCTAACATCTTTAAAAATTCAATCATAAATCACCTTTGTATTAAAAAAAGCCACTTGTCTTAGCGGCAGAGGTAGGAGTTGTTTTGTTATTGCATTAATGCCGCGTAATCGTGATCGCTTTTAAAATCGTTTAAGTAAATTTCATCAATGCCTTTTTCTGCTTTATTAAAAATATTAACTAAATTATCGTCAATATGCTCATAAGTAATTTCAGTTAGCTTTTCAGAGTTCATTTCTTCGCCATTTTCATCAAATAAATTAACTTCTGTTACATCAATTTCTCTATTATCTTCAATGTCATGGTGAAAGTCTGCTGGAATATATGAACCAGATAACATTGCAGTAGCACCAACGCCAATTGTTACACCATCGTTTGATACGATGTCGAAGTAAAGTTGTATTTCCATTTTACACCGCCTTGTTGCTAAATTTTTGAATGTCACCGGATTGTAACGAGCCAGTCCAATGATTTGTTTTAAAATTTACTCTTGTGTCGTCAATTTCCGTTACTTCGCACCAAACGTTGTTTACAAAAACTTTTGTGCCAACTTGTATTTTTTTAGATATTTTTTTCATAATTATTTGCTCCTAAAATGCGCGGCTTGCACCGCGCTTGGTTGTTGTTTATTTTGCTTTTAATGCTGCAATTTTTAACGCGCAGTTGTCTGTCAAACCTGCTAAGTGACAACCAATTCCACCCCATTGAACAAAACCAAATTGATCAACAGTTCCAATAATGCCGTCTAATTTAAATGCTTTCATAATCTCTACTCCGGTTTAGTTATTTATTATTGTTTCGCCTTCTTGAAAGCGTGGTTATATATTAAATGTTCTTTTTAATCTTGTAAATTATAATTTACAAAATAAATAAATAAAAAAGTAAAAGTTAAATTATTTCAATGAGTTAAAAACAGCATCTTGTACTTTTTCTTTGTTTTTAAGTGCGGCAATCACTGCCGAATCTATTGTTTTGTTGGCTAAAATGTAATGAATAAACACCGTTTTTGTTTGTCCCTGCCTGTGAATTCTCGCGTTAGCTTGCTCAAACAGTTCAAGAGAATGCGTTAACCCGTACCACACAACCACATTGCCGCCCTGCTGCAAGTTTAATCCATGCCCAGCACTGGCAGGATGACATGCAAGCAATGGGATTTTACCTGCGTTCCAGTCTTTTACTTTTTGCTCTGAATTGTCCTGAAGCGTTTGCACATAATCAAAACGGGATTTTATCTTTTCTAAATCTGCTTTAAACGTGTAAAACAAAAGAATAGGCGCGTTGGTTTCACTAATGATTGATTCAAGTGCGTCAATCTTTGCATCGTGTAAATGTAGCGCGTTTTTGTTTTCATCATAAAGAAAGCCGTTTGCGATCTGAATGCACTTGCCAACAAGCACAGCCGCGTTAGCAACAGCAATCGTTTCTTTGCCAACTTCAACAATCAATTCTTTGCGAATCTCTTTATACGTTGCGTGAGCTGCTGGCGACATATCAACCATTACTTCATTGTGAACAACGGGCGGCATATCTAAATAATCAGCGGCTTTCATTGACAAGCATATATCATCAATTTTGGCTGTTATTTCGCTCATGGCGGATGGTTTAGGCTTAAACGTGTACTGATTATAGCCAACGTCAAACCATTGCAATCTAAACGCGCTAACGGTCTTAAATAGACGCGCACCACCATCAAGCAAAAAAAGTTGCGACCATAAATCATGAACCGAGTTTGCAGCGGGTGAACCTGTCAACCCAACCACGCGCTCAATGTTTTTGCATAATGCTTTAGCTGCTTTAAAACGTTGGCTTGAATGGCTTTTTAAAAGGCTAAATTCGTCAAATATCACCATGTCGTATTTAGGCTTTATTGCACTATCTTTAACAAGCCAAGACAAACAATCGATATTGATAACGTGAA